GACATAATCTGCGAAAACTGCAAATACCTTCCAACGAAACGCTCCAGAAATAAACCCAAGCCAATCCCAAAAGAATCTGACGTAAAAACCTTTAATTACACGGCTCACCTGTGGGATATCCGGTGGCTTAGAGAACGTGCGAGGAAAACAAGGTGATTGACCCAAATCGAAGTTACGAACAAGAAAGCGTCGAGCGGGCTTTAACGTGCGCTAACTGCGGTCAGAAGCTGCATGTGCTGGAAGTTCACGTGTGCTCCGATTGCTGCGCAGAACTGATGAGCGATCCGAATAGCTCAATGTACGAGGAAGAAGACGATGAATGATTACCTGAAATGGTATCTCTGCCACCGCTGGTTAATTAAGTTTGCTGTAAAAGACTGGATGACAGCGGATGCCAACAAGCTTAAGCAAAGAAAAGACTATTACTACGCCAGAATGAAGGAAAACTACTGCTCAATTCGCACTCGCATATTTATTAAAAAAGACCTTCAGTCAATTCTTCAATTGCGAGGGAAGGTAAATGGCTAACCTACGCAAAGAAGCGCGCGGCAGAGAATGCCAGGTACGTATTTACGGCGTATGCAATGGTAATCCTGAAACTACAGTTCTGGCACATTACCGGATGGCTGGAATTTGCGGAACGGGAATGAAGCCTGACGACCTGATCGGCGCATGGGCTTGTAGCGCGTGTCACGATGAAATCGACCGACGCACCCATAATCTCGACAACAAAGACGCCAGACTTTACCACCTCGAAGGCGTGATCAGGACGCAGGCGATACTGCTGAAGGAGGGGAAGATTAAGCCATGAACGAATATCAGTTTGTGCTTCCATACCCGCCGTCGGTGAATACCTACTGGCGAAGACGGGGAAGCCAATACTACATCAGCGATAAAGGCCAGAAATACCGAAAAGATGTACAGCAAATAATCCGCCAACTCAAGTTAGACATTTTCACCAAATCACGACTCCGCATCAAAGTCATCGCAGACGTTCCAGACTCCCGCCGCCGCGACCTTGATAACATCCTGAAAGGTTTACTCGACTCCCTTATCCACGCCGGATTTGCGGAAGACGACGAGCAATTCGATGACATTCGCGTAATTCGTGGTGTGAAAGTACCAGGCGGACGGCTTGGAATAAAAATCACCGAACTGGAGAACGTATGAACGCCACAATTCAAACGATACCAGAGCTTCTTATCCAGACACGAGGCAATCAGACCGAAGTGGCGAGGATGCTTTCCTGTGCAAGAGGAACAGTGCTCAAGTACAACCGAGACAGCAAAGGCGAGCGTCACGTAATAGTTAACGGCGTCCTGATGGTCACGCCAGGCAAAAAGGGAAGACGATGAGCATAAGAGAGCTAAACCTCACCAAAGAACAGCACGATTGGCTGAATGGCTGGCTTGAACTGTGGGGCGCATGGGTTTATTCAGGTCGCCTGGAAAAGCGCATGAGCAGCGTAATAGCGAAGTTCATGGAGAGCGTAGAGCCGGGAAGAGTTATGACAATGCCAATGTGTAATGATGATGATGGAATGTTGATTTCTCAGATCGTCGATTCCGTCATGTACATTGACAAGAAAGCCTTTGGCATCCTCCTCAGCTACTACGCTCATGGTTCATCTAAGCGAGCAATTGCATCCTACTATCACGCGACTGCAAAGCCACGCAAGATGTGTGGACGTGGTGGCGAGGGATGGAGAAAACCTTCACTGGCAACCTGTAGAAACGAAATTGACGACATCCTGAAAGCGTCATTATTTGTTTTATACCAGCCAATGCAAAATGCTTTCAAAATGCGTAAACGTGTTGAGAAAGTTAAGCATGTTGCTGTTAAAAACCTTGACATGCAATTATCCATTTAGCCATAATTAGAAGGTAAGCTGCCGTTAGTGACTCTTAAGTTGCAACGGTGGCTTTTTTGTTTGCACAACAGGTAAGAGCATTGAACCCGCAGACCTCGCGGAATTGGTGAAAGGTGCCGCGCAGTACTCTTATCGTTGTGGTGAATACGCAGGCTGATGCGTTAATCAGGTGAACGAGACACCCGCCGGTCCGTGATATGGCACACCGTGCCGGTCATATCTGCCGCGGTTAGGTTTACGAGGATTTCGTAAAGCTGGTCTAGGGTGAAGCCGTGAAAGCGGAGGAAGTAAAACGAGGCGTCGGTACACGCCTATCGTCATTAAGTCGGAGTTCAGCACCGACCGCCACAACCCAACCTGAGCCGTAGCCACTGGCTATCCTGAATTCATCAGTGATAGTTATGCTGCGGCCTTCTACACATGACCTTCGTGAAAGCGGGTGGCATGAGGTTGCGCTAACAACCTCATGCCGTTTTGCCCGTGCATATCGGTCACGAACAAATCTGATTACTAAACACAGTAGCCTGGATTTGTTCTATCAGTAATCGACCTTATTCCTAATTAAATAGAGCAAATCCCCTTATTGGGGGTAAGACATGAAGATGCCAGAAAAACATGACCTGTTAGCCGCCATTCTCGCGGCAAAGGAACAAGGCATCGGGGCAATCCTTGCGTTTGCAATGGCGTACCTTCGCGGCAGATATAATGGCGGTGCGTTTACAAAAACAGTAATCGACGCAACGATGTGCGCCATTATCGCCTGGTTCATTCGTGACCTTCTCGACTTCGCCGGACTAAGTAGCAATCTCGCTTATATAACGAGCGTGTTTATCGGCTACATCGGTACTGACTCGATTGGTTCGCTTATCAAACGCTTCGCTGCTAAAAAAGCCGGAGTAGAAGATGGTGAAAATCAATAATCAACGTAAGGCGTTCCTCGATATGCTGGCGTGGTCAGAGGGAACAGATAACGGACGTCAGAAAACCAGAAATCATGGTTATGACGTCATTGTTGGCGGAGAGCTATTCACTGATTACTCCGATCACCCTCGTAAACTTGTCACGCTAAACCCCAAACTCAAATCAACAGCAGCCGGACGCTACCAGCTTCTTTCCCGTTGGTGGGATGCCTATCGTAAGCAGCTTGGCCTGAAAGACTTCTCTCCGAAAAGCCAGGACGCTGTGGCACTGCAACAGATTAAAGAGCGTGGCGCTTTACCGATGATTGATCGCGGTGATATCCGTCAGGCAATCGACCGTTGCAGCAATATCTGGGCTTCACTGCCGGGCGCTGGTTATGGTCAGTTCGAACATAAGGCTGACAACCTGATTGCAAAATTCAAAGAAGCAGGCGGAACGGTCAGAGAGATTGAGGTATGAGCAGAGTCACCGCGATTATCTCCGCTCTGGTTATCTGCATCATCGTCTGCCTGTCGTGGGTTGTTAATCATTACCGTGATAACGCCATCGCCTACAAGGAGCAGCGCGATAAAAAAGTCAGAGAGCTGAAGCAGGCGACTGCCACCATTACTGACATGCAGCAGCGCCAGCGCGATGCTGATGCACTCGATGCTAAATACACGAAGGAGTTAGCTGATGCGAAAGCTGAAAATGATGCTCTTCGGCGCAAGCTTGATAATGGTGGTCGGGTGCTCGTCAAAGGAAAATGCCCTGTGCCATCCTCAGCCGAAACCTCCAGCGCCTCCGGCATGGGCAATGATGCCACCGTCGAACTCTCTCCAGTTGCTGGACGAAACGTTCTCGGTATCCGGGACGGAATTATCCGCGACCAAACAGCATTGAGAACGCTTCAGGAATACATCAGGACGCAATGCCTTCGATGATAGCGATAATTTTACTCATCATCCTTCACATCTGGCTCTGTAGACAGGGTGGTGCTCACTTCTGGAGTGAATCCAGATTAAACATCTCATTGCTGATGCTTGATATTGAGCATTTTGCGCGCGGTAAGGGGCTGCGTTGAGATAAGAGCCAGTCATTACAAATACCAGGATTTAGCCTCGCATTCGCGGGGCTTTTTTATATCTGCAGTAAACCGCGCATCGCAGCGCGTAACAATCCCGAGTCTTTCAGAAAGCTGAGCCTGAGAACTGCCGTATATGGTGGCGACCATCTCGGGGCGGCTTTTCTGTGCGAACAGGCTCATCTTTCTAAAAGGTAAAGACGCAATGAACTACCCAACCGTTGTTAACGATATAGATTTCAGAGACCTAATTTTTGTAGCAAACAACGATCCGGTTACAGATTCTTTTATGGTGGCAAAAGCATTTGGAAAGCTGCCGAAGAACGTGGTTCGTGACATTGAACGAACCATAGAAGCTTGCCCTCCTGAGTTTGATACAAAGCTCAACTTTGAGCTTTGCTATAAAAACAATGAGTTACAGAATGGTAAGCCGCAAAAATTCTACCGTCTCCGCAAGGATGGGTTGATGCTTTTGGTTATGTCCTACACCAAAAAAGAAGCAATGCGTATCAAAATTGCTTACATCAACGCATTCAACTGGATGTACGCCATGCTTCAGGTTGGTCATCGTCAATTTGAAGAAGAGAGAAATGCCGTAATGCTGGAGTACATGAAAGAGAAGGATGTTGCCAGCATGTCAGGCCGCCTGCTTAATCGCTGGGGAAAAATTAAGAAGCCTCAGCTACTGGCGAGAATTGAACGCCTTGAACAGCACGGGCAAACCGTAATCCCCGGACTCACCAATTAACGGCAGTACAGCGAAACAACCCAAGCCAGAAAGTGGGGAAATAACACTGGCAGCCACTGAAAGATGAACCTCCTGCCTTATGGCAAAAAAGATTCTTTGTGGTGGCGGACTGATGGAAAGACATCGGTTATTGCAGAGGCCATTCAATGAATGGTCTCGACAATGGCTTATACCCTACACGGGATAACTTAACTGATATCCCTTTTAACGGATAAACGGAGCCAACAATGGCAGAGATTATTCCCATGACTGAAGAACAGAAATTCCAGTTAGAGATTTACAAACTGGTCATGAACCAGAACGCAGCCGCAGAAGAAGCATTTCAGTTCATTGGCACTGACGAGCTGAAGCTTGAGCTATTCAAAATTCACTTCCAGTCAGGCGGCGCTAATTCAGATATCACGACCCGCACTATCGAAGCGGTACGTAAATCGAAGGAAGCGTTAGACCTGTTCACTACCGGAGCATAAACATGGCGCGCCCAACAAAGTATCAAGAGGCGTATGCCGAACAGGCACGCAAACTGTGCTTGCTGGGCTACACCGATGCAGAACTTGCTGATTTCTTTGAAGTCAGTGAGTCAACTATTAACAAGTGGAAGCTTGATTATCCTAAGTTTTCGGAGTCCATAAAAAAGGGTAAGGCCGTCGCTGATGCAGAAGTTAGTGATCGTCTTTATCAACGCGCTATGGGCTTCGTGGCTCCAGACATCGATATTCGTGTTATTGAAAACAGAATTGTCGAAACTCCTCTTGAGAAGTATTACCCGCCTGATACAACAGCTGCCATCTTCTGGCTTAAGAACCGACAGAAGGATAAATGGCGCGACAAGGTTGATCACGAGCTAACAGGCAAAGACGGCGGCGCAATCCAGATTGAAACATCACCGATGAGCACTCTATTCGGAAAATGACCTCGATTAATCCTATCTTTGAACCGTTCATTGAGGCGCATCGCTACAAAGTCGCCAAAGGCGGTCGAGGTAGCGGTAAGTCATGGGCAATTGCGAGACTGCTTGTTGAAGCGGCGCGTCGGCAGCCTGTGCGCATACTCTGCGCTCGTGAACTGCAAAACAGTATCAGCGATTCTGTAATCCGGTTGCTTGAAGACACCATCGAGCGTGAAGGATATTCGGCTGAGTTTGAAATTCAGCGTTCAATGATTCGTCATCTCGGAACGAATGCTGAATTCATGTTCTACGGAATAAAAAACAACCCGACGAAGATTAAATCGCTCGAAGGTATTGATATCTGCTGGGTGGAAGAAGCGGAGGCGGTAACGAAGGAATCGTGGGATATCCTGATTCCAACCATCCGTAAGCCGTTCTCTGAAATATGGGTAAGTTTCAACCCGAAAAACATCCTCGACGATACCTATCAGCGATTCGTCGTAAATCCTCCCGATGATATTTGTCTGCTGACGGTGAACTACACCGACAACCCGCATTTTCCTGAAGTTCTCCGTCTGGAGATGGAAGAGTGTAAACGCAGAAATCCGACACTGTATCGTCACATCTGGCTTGGTGAGCCGGTAAGCGCAAGTGATATGGCAATCATCAAACGTGAATGGCTTGAAGCCGCAACCGATGCGCACAAGAAACTCGGATGGAAAGCGAAAGGCGCTGTTGTCTCTGCGCATGACCCATCAGATACAGGGCCAGATGCTAAAGGTTATGCATCGCGTCACGGTTCGGTAGTTAAGCGCATTGCCGAAGGTCTGCTGATGGACATCAACGAGGGTGCTGACTGGGCTACTTCGCTGGCAATTGAAGACGGCGCTGACCATTACCTGTGGGATGGTGATGGCGTCGGTGCGGGCCTACGCAGACAGACAACGGAAGCGTTCTCCGGCAAGAAAATCACCGCCACGATGTTCAAGGGTAGCGAATCGCCATTTGATGAAGATGCGCCGTATCAGGCCGGAGCATGGGCCGATGAAGTCGTACAGGGCGACAACGTTCGCACTATTGGTGATGTGTTCCGCAATAAGCGAGCGCAATTCTATTACGCACTGTCTGACAGGCTGTATCTGACATATCGGGCGGTTGTCCACGGTGAGTATGCAGACCCCGACGACATGCTGAGTTTCGACAAAGAAGCGATAGGCGAGAAGATGCTGGAGAAGCTGTTTGCAGAACTGACGCAGATTCAGCGCAAATTCAATAACAACGGGAAGCTGGAGCTTATGACTAAGGTCGAAATGAAGCAGAAGCTCGGTATTCCATCTCCTAACCTGGCTGATGCGCTGATGATGTGTATGCATTGCCCGGAGTCGGCTGCGCAACCCGACTATTCCAGTTACTCAATTCCTTGTGGTGTAGGTTGATATGGCAGAAAAAAAGATGACTGACTGGCATCGCAAGGTGCTGTGCAACTTTGATAATGCCTGGTCAGCAACGCAGGATATGCGTGAGCAAATTATTGAGGCTCAACGTTTCGTCCGGGTGTCCGGCGCACAGTGGGAAGGCAGCACAAACGCTGGTTACTCATTTGATGAAGGCAGGTTTGAGCATTACCCGCGCTTTGAACTGAATAAGATTGCCCGTGAATGTGATCGCATCATTGGCGAGTATCGACAGAATCGCATCAGCGTTAAATTCAGGCCGAAGGACGATAAGGCATCGGAAGCGTTAGCCGAAAAGATGAACGGCAAATTCCGCGCTGACTATCAGGAAACATCCGGTGGCGAAGCGTGTGATAACGCATTTGATGATGCTGTAACGGGCGGATTCGGTTGTTTCCGCATGTGTGCCGATTACGAAGATGAAATGGATCCGAGTAACGAGCAGCGACGCATCAGCCTTCTTCCTGTTTACGACCCAGCGACATGCGTCTTCTTCGATCAGGACAGCAAGCAATATGACCGTTCTGATGCTATGTGGGCTATGGAAATGTTCTCCATGACACCTAAAGCGTTCGAGGCTGAATACCCTGATTCCATCGCGGCAAGCCTTTCTCGTGATGACATTGGCACTCAATATGACTGGTCAACGCCAGATGCCATCTATGTTGGTCGCTACTACGAAGTTCGCATAGAGAAGGTGAAGCTCACAGCATGGCGTAACCCTGTTAGCGGAGAAACGGCAATCTATGATGAAGATCAAATCAAAGATATTGTCGACGAGCTGACCGATGGCGCATTCGAACTGATTGGCGAGCGGACAGTGAAGAAGCGCCGCGTTTATTGCGGCCTTCTGTCTGGCGCTGAATGGCTGGAAGAACCTAAGCGTATTCCGGGCGAACATATTCCTCTCATCCCGGTATATGGGCGTCGTTCATTTGTTGATAATCAGGAGCGAATCGAAGGCCACGCAGCAAAAGCGATGGATGCACAGCGTCTTGAGAATCTGATGGTTTCCATGATTGCAGATAACGCTACTCAGGCTGGCGGTGATGGCATTCCTATCGTGGATGTTGATTTCATTCCAGGTCCATTAATGAATCACTGGGCAGAGAGGAATAAGAAAAGACCTGCAGTTCTTCCTATGACCAGCAAGAAGGACAAAAACGGAACAGTCATTTCAGAAGCTCAGGTTGCTGGCTGGACACCTCCGACACAAATGCCGCCTGCTCTTGCCGGGCTGTTGCAGTACACCGGAACGGCTATTCAGCAAATTACAGGCGCGTCGCAGCTTGAGAACATGCCGAGCAACGTCGCTACCGATACCGTTGATAGCATCTTTAACCGGATGGATACGCAGTCCTATATCTACATGGACAACATGGCTAAATCCATGCGTCGCGCTGGCGTTGTGTGGCTTTCTATGGCTCGTGAAGTCTATGGCAGCGATACGCCGATGCGTATCGTTAATGAGGACGGCAGCGATGACGTGGCGCTGATGACTGGTGAAGTGGTTGACCGTCATACAGGGCAGGTTATCGCGCTTAACGACCTTTCGCAGGGTAACTATGAAGTGACTGTCGATGTCGGTCAGTCGTTCGCTACTCGCCGTGACGCAACGGTTAAGTCGTTACTTTCCATGCTGGCACTTATCCCACCAGGAACGCCGAAGCACGACCTTGTATCGTCGATGATTCTCGACAATATGGACGGCGAAGGGATGGACGACCTTAAAGAATACAACCGCAATCAGTTGCTTCTGTCTGGAGTTATCAAGCCGAGAACGCCAGAAGAGCAGCAGATGGTTGAGCAGGCGAAACAACAACAGGCCAGTCAGCCAGATCCGGCTATGGTTGCTGCGCAAGGTCAGCTTCTTGCTGGTCAGGCTGAATTGCAGAAAGCGCAGAACGAACAAGCAGCCATTCAGGTTAAAGCATTCCAGGCACAGACGGATGCTCAGGTTGCTGCGGCAAATGTTGTGAAAATCCTCGCATCTGCCGATAGCCAGCAAAAATCTGATATCCGTGAGGCGCTGAAACTGCTCGGACAGTTCCAGCAACAGCAAGGAGATAATGCCCGTGCTGATGCAGAGCTTGTCCTGAAAAGTCAGGCACAGGGCCATGCACAACGAATGGACATCAGCAGCATCCTGCAAAAATCAACCCAGCAACAACCACAGCAGTAATTAACCCATAACGTGCAATGGCTGTCTTTATGAGGCCTGGCACCCTATTGCCTTCCGATGGGCTGAACATCGAGTAAACAGGGGTAACAAATGGACCAGATGGCAGAAAACACACCAGAAGTTGAAATCGAAACCGACGCGTCAGAGCAGATTCCTGATGATGTCGAACTGGCTGAAGAAGTCGAAACAGAAGATGGCAGTGAGTTCTCCGGCAATGATGCAGAGGAAGCTACTGAAACTGATAACGACGAATCAGAACAGGAATTCTACTTTGGTGACGAAAAGCTGGATTCGCCAACCAGCGAAGATGGCGCAGAGCATGGACTGGTAAAACACCTGCGCAAGACGATTAAAGAGAAAGACCGTGAGCTGAAAGAGCTGATGCGTCAGTCTCAGAAACCCGTCGAGCAGCAGCCGGTAATCACTCAACCACCGCGAATGCCAAAACTGGATGATGAGGACATCGGTTTCGATGAAGAAATCTATCAGCAACGCATGGCTAAGTGGGCAGAGGATAACGGCAAATACCAGGAGCAAGTACGAGAGCGGAAACGAGAGGAAGAGGCGCGTACCGCAACGCTTCAGCAGAAAGCAGCCAATTACATGCATAGAGTAAAAGCACTGAAAGTGGCTGGTTACCAGGATGCAGAGCAGGCTGTACGCGAAGATGTTCCTGTTCACATTCAGGACATGATCCTTCTTGAGTCAGAGAAGCCGGAAATCGTTGTTCTGGCACTCGGTCGCAACGCTGAACTGCGCAAGCAACTGGCAGAAGCTACCAACCCCGTAGCAATTGGTCGTCTGCTGGAACGTATCGAATCGAAGGCCAGAATCATGCCAAAAGCAAAAACCACGGCAGCCACAACCCCGACAGTTAAGGGGAGCAACGGCGCAGTAATCAATAACCTCGACAAACTTCTCGAAAAAGCGCGCGACACCGGTGATTACACCGAATACCGGGCGGCGAAGAACAAAGCTAAAAAATAATCCATCGGAGCTAAATACCTATGTCTAACCAGTTAACAAAAGACCTCGAAATCCTCTTTGAGAGCGTCATTGATAGTTTTGAGGCGTCCAATGTCGTTTCCCGCGAGTGCAGCAAGTTCCGACCGGGCGACATTGAAATGCAGCGCGCTGGCGACGTTGTTTATCGCCCTCAGGGCTACCACCTGAAAACCGTGAGCGGACTTGATCTGACTTCGGCCACTGCAAACTCACTCGTTCAGCGTCAGGTGCCTGCTCGCTTCCGCGAGCCAGAGAACGTCATCTACGAACTGGACGCAAAAGAAATGCGCGATCCGTGGCACAAAGAGCAGGCTGGCAAGGCGGCGGGTCGCCAGTTGGCGGCGTGGGTTGATAACATGATCGTCGATGAGGTGGTCGCTCGCTCCACCAACGTGGTCACCATTAAATCGGCGTCCACCGGTAGCACTCTCGGCGAAGAACTCTGGAACGCATCGGCTGACGTTGATGCAATGATGCTGTCCATTGGTGTGCCTCAGGGTGGTCAGCGCAAGGCGTTCTACAACCCGTTCAACTACAAAGACCTGGCTAAGGAGCTTGGCTCTCGCGCATATGCGGTCGGTGCAACTCTGACAGCCTATGAGAAAGCTCAGATTCCACCTGTGGCATCCTTCGACAGTTTCCGCGTTGATTATGCTGGCGCAATGAAGGCTGGTTCAGCTACCGCTGTAACTCTCGGCGGCGCAGTAAAACACAAAGTTACCGCGATGGATTCCAACGGCGCGCCTACCGATAACCGCCAGGGTGACATCACCGTATCCACTGCTGGCGTACTGGCTGTCGGCGATGCATTCACTATCGCAGGCGTTAACAGTGTCCACATGATCAAGAAGGTGGATACAGGTAAGCCGCAGGTATTCCGCGTCCTGGCAGTAAATGGCACTACCGTTACCATCAGCCCGAAAATTCTGCCACCAGACAACGAGGATAAGGCGTCTATTCCTTACCAGAACGTTACCGCCAATCCGGTGGCAAACGCGGCGATCACCATCCTCAACAAGAAGGCTGCGGCTTCCAACATCTTCTTCGCTGAGGGTTCTGTTGAGCTGATGTATGGCAAGTTGGCATTCCCTACCGGCCAGGGTCCGCAGGTTATGACCGCAAGGACCGAGCAGGGTGCGACCATCATCATGGCTTACCAGTTCGACGCTAAATCTGGCAAAACGTGGACTCGCTTCACCACGCTGGCTGGCGCAAGCGTACTGGTCCCGGAATTCACCGGCCTGGTACTGGCTAACCAGTAATCCAAGGGGCTTCGGCCCCTCTTTTTTTTTGGAGATCGAAATGTCTCAAATCATGCTTTATAAGCCGGGATCGATGATCACCTGCGGCCCCCACTCGCTGGATTACATCATCGTTGATGACGAAGAAGTTAAATCTCACCTGAAAAAAGGCTGGGTAAAAACTCCTGAAGAAACCGCAACGAAGCAAAAAGTGGCTAAGGCGGAAGAAGATGGCGAAAACGAAGGGTGATCTCGTTCTAAAGGCTTTACGAAAAGCCGGGCTGTATTCCAATGCCACGTTGACAGATGCTGACCCTCAGGCAATTGAAGATGCCATTAATGACCTCGAAGACATGATGGCAGCATGGCAGGCTAAAGGTATCGAGCTTGGATATCAGTTTGCTGATACAGAAAACGGCATCATGCCGTTACCTGACGATGATTCAGGTATCCCTGCATGGGCAAATGATGGCGTCGCTTTGAAACTCGCTGTGCAAGTGTGCATGGATAACGTCATTCAGCCGTCAGACGCTCTCCTTACCGCTGCTGACAGTGCATATCAAACAATCTGTATCGCTTTAACCAAAATACCACCACTTGAGCGACGAAATGACATGCCTCGCGGGGCGGGGTTAAAAAGCGCGTTTACGTGGAATCGGTTTTACATCGAGAAAGATGATCCGAGTACGTGAGGTGAATAAATGCCGATTCAGCAACTTCCGCTTATGAAAGGTGTCGGCAAAGACTTTCGAAACGCCGACTATATCGACTATCTGCCAGTGAATATGCTGGCTACACCCAAAGAAATCCTTAACAGCAGCGGATATCTTCGCTCATTCCCGGGCATTGCCAAACGCTCTGATGTGAACGGCGTATCTCGCGGCGTCGAGTACAACATGGCGCAGAGTGCTGTTTATCGCGTGTGCGGGGGCAAGCTGTATAAGGGCGAAAGCGAAGTCGGTGATGTTGCCGGAAGTGGTCGTGTATCAATGGCGCATGGTCGGACATCACAGGCGGTAGGCGTTAATGGTCAACTGGTCGAGTATCGCTATGATGGCACGGTTAAAACCGTCTCAAACTGGCCTACAGACAGCGGATTCACTCAGTATGAGTTAGGTTCAGTCCGCGACATTACACGCTTACGTGGGCGTTATGCGTGGTCAAAAGACGGCACGGATTCATGGTTTATCACTGACCTTGAAGACGAATCGCATCCTGACCGTTACAGCGCACAATATCGCGCAGAATCGCAGCCGGACGGCATCATCGGCATAGGTACATGGCGAGACTTCATCGTCTGCTTTGGTTCATCGACGATTGAATATTTCTCCCTGACTGGTGCAACCACCGTTGGTGCCGCTTTGTATGTCGCACAGCCATCACTGATGGTGCAGAAAGGGATTGCCGGAACTTACTGCAAAACGCCGTTTGCTGATTCGTATGCGTTCATCAGCAATCCGGCAACAGGTGCGCCGTCTGTGTACATCATCGGTTCCGGTCAGGTATCACCAATCGCCAGCGCGAGCATTGAGAAAATACTACGCTCCTACACTGCTGATGAACTGGCTGATGGCGTGATGGAATCGTTGCGATTTGATGCGCATGAGCTGCTGATTATCCATCTTCCGCGCCATGTTCTGGTGTACGACGCATCTTCAAGCGCCAATGGTCCGCAATGGTGTGTACTGAAAACAGGTCTGTATGACGATGTGTACCGCGCTATCGACTTCATTTACGAAGGCAATCAGATAACGTGCGGCGATAAGCTGGAATCTGTTACCGGGAAACTGCAATTCGATATCAGCAGCCAGTACGACAAGCAACAGGAACACCTGCTGTTTACTCCGTTGTTCAAAGCGGATAACGCCAGAGTTTTCGACCTTGAAGTTGAATCGTCAACTGGCGTTGCGCAGTACGCCGACCGCCTTTTTCTCTCTGCAACCACTGACGGCATCAATTACGGACGTGAGCAGATGATTGAGCAGAATGAACCGTTCGTTTACGACAAACGCGTTTTGTGGAAGCGAGTCGGGCGCATCAGGAAAAATGTTGGCTTCAAATTGCGAGTTATCACGAAGTCACCTGTCACTCTGTCAGGCTTCCAGATAAGGATTGAGTAATGGCTGATTCGAATCTCAATGTGCCGGTAATCATTCAGACTACACGGCTCGACACATCAGTCCTTCCACGCAATATCTTCTCGCAGTCATATCTGTTGTACGTTATCGCACAGGGTACTGATGTTGGTAACGTGGCGAACAAGGCCAACGAGGCCGGACAGGGCGCTTATGACGCACAAGTCAGGAACGATGAGCAGGATGTCACCCTTGCAGACCATGAATCCAGAATTGAAGCTGCTGAAGCAACTCTCATCAATCATGAACATAGAATTGCAGCAGCGGAAAGCACTCTTGCAGATCATGAAACAAGGATTACGGCTGCTGAAACAGAGCTGGCTGATCACGAGACGCGAATTGCTGCCAATGAATCTGAGTTAGCAAACCATGATGCGCGCATAACTCAGAATACAACTGATATCGACGCACTTGATACCAGGCTCACAGCGGCAGAGGGAAGTATTTCGACGCTACAAAGCACAGTTGGTGATCACTCAACAAGAATATCTGCGCTTGAGTATGCCACCACGCGCAAGAAATCAGAGGTTGTTTACTCAGGGGTATCGGTAACAATTCCGACAGCGCCTACCAACCTTGTTAGCCTGCTGAAAACGCTCACGCCGTCATCCGGCACGTTGGCACCATTCTTCGACACCGTTAACAACAAGATGGTTGTGTTCAACGAGAACAAAACCCTGTTCTTCAAACTGTCGATCGTCGGGACGTGGCCCAGCGGAACCGCCAACAGGTCAATGCAGCTAACCTTTTCCGGCTCTGTTCCTGACACACTGGTAAGCAGTCGCAACTCGGCGACAACAACCGATAACATTCTGTTAGCTACGTTCTTCAGCGTGGATAAAGACGGCTTTCTTGCCACAAATGGCAGTACGTTAACCATTCAGTCAAATGGTGCGGCGTTTACTGCCACAACCATCAAAATCATTGCGGAGCAGTGATGGAAATAAAGCTCATCGATAATCCGGTGAAGCTTGCAGAATTCCTCAACAACCCGGCAAACACGGGAAATATCGTAGATAGTGGAGACAAATACTACATCAAGCCTGATGCGGTATATCTCGGCATCTACGAAGGATTAGTGCTGGCTGGCGTTCATGAAGTGCGTAACTTCTGGCATAGCGTTGTTGAATGCCATGCGGTGTATGACCCCGGATTCCGTGGAGAATATGCACTGCAAGGGCATCGATTATTCTGCAAATGGCTTCTCGAAAACTCACCATTCCTTAACAGCATTACCATGGTTCCTGACACAACGAAATACGGACGGGCAATTATCCGTTTGCTTGGCGCTACCCGTGTTGGTCACCTTGATGATGCTTATACCAGCAATGGAAAGCCTGTAGGCATCACGATTTATCAGTTACCGCGCTCAAAATACGAGGAGCTAAAGAATGTTAATTTTCCAGATTGCCAATAAGCACCTCAGCAAAGCTGTTTACTGCAAAGGCGGCAGTGATGGCGGTTCAAAAGCCCAGGCACGCGCAACTGAAAAGGGTATCGAATTGCAACGCGAAATGTGGCAAACGAACATGCAGAACCTTGCACCGTTCACGCCACTCGCTCAGCAGTACGTATCACAGTTGCAGAATCTTTCCTCTCTTCAGGGGCAAGGTCAGGCGCTTAACCAGTATTACAACTCTCAGCAGTACAAAGACCTTGCTGGTCAGGCGCGTTACCAGAGTCTGGCAGCAGCAGAGGCAACGGGTGGATTAGGCTCTACAGCAACAGGAAACCAGTTAGCATCAATCGCACCTACACTCGGTCAAAACTGGCTGTCAGGTCAGATGAACAACTACAACAATCTGGCAAATATCGGCCTTGGTGCTCTTACAGGTCAGGCAAATGCCGGGCAGACCTATGCAAACAATGCCAGTCAGTTGTATCAACAGCAGGCAGCGGCAGTCGCAGCAAATGCCAACCGACCATCTACGGGTCAGAAATTGATTGGTGGAATAGGTTCTGGTGCTGCTATTGGTGGCAGTGTTGGTGGTCCATGGGGAGCGGCAATTGGTGCAGGTGTAGGTGCTCTCGGCTCTCTTCTTTACTGATGGAGGTGAACAGTGGCAACTTGGCAACAGAGCATCAACTCCGGTGGTTTTCTGGCTGGAATTGGTGCGCAAAATGAGAATGCGCCAAAGGCGAGTGATGTAAATGAGACACTGGCTTACATTCGTCAGAATAATGAGGATGCCAGGCTTGGTCGCAACAATATCGGTCTGCAGGCTCTGCAGGGAATAACAAGCACAATGCAAGGATTGCAGCAATATGATCAGCAGAAGCAAGAGGCAGCATTCAGAAAGGATTATGCTTCTGCTATTCAATCAGGTGATCGACAGCAGGTTCGAGATCTGATGACAAAATATCCTGGTCAATTAGAGAAGATTCAGTCTGGTATGAAGTGGGCAGACGAAGACCAGCGCAATTCTATAGGAACCTTAGCGGCTGGCGCACGCCTTGCGGCCTCGTCTCCAGAAGCAATGCAATCATGGCTGCAAAACAACGCCAAGGAACTGACTCGCGTCGGTGTTGACCCTAATAACGTTGCTCAGATGTATCAGCAGAATCCTTCAGGATTTGGTGAGTTTGTTGATCACCTTGGGATGGTTGCTCTTGGTCCGATTGATTACTTCAATGTTCAGGACAAGATGGCTGGTCGTGAAATTGACCGAGGCAGGCTGGCAGAGACAATCCGCAGCAATCAGGCTGGTGAAGCACTTCAGGCGAGAGGGCAAAACCTTTCCTATCAGTCAGCAATGACTGGGCACAATATCGCAGCACAACGCTTGGCTCTGGATCAGCAAGAGTTCGGGTTTAAGATGCAGCAAGCGCAGGAAAAGGCTCAGCAGTTGATTAGTGAAGCACCTAAGCTGTCAGTAAACATGGAAAAAGGCATCGAGACGGCTGTAAACAATGCCACAGCATCATCAAACTCAGCCAATTCTATGAGTGCGCTTGCTCAACAGTTCAGAGCAGAAAAACCAACGACAGGTTTGTTCGGTAACGCACAGAACATGTTCGCAAAACTTACCGGAAGCGATACGACATTGCGTGATTTGCGCATCCGCCAAAATGCCCTTGTTAACAGTCAGGTTCTTAAATTCCTACCTCCCGGCCCAGCAACGGATAAAGACGTTGAGATCGTTCGACAGGGTGCGCCAACTGACATGGATAACCCTGAGACGGTCGCAAGATGGCTTGATGCAATGGCAAACCTTGAGCGACGAAACGCGCAGTTTAATGAATTTAAAGCCGAGTGGATGAGCGCGAATGGCAACCCTGGACAATCGCGTAATGGCGGTCAGATATTGGGGTTGGATGTTAAAAAAGGTGAATCATTGGGGAGTGCCGTTAAGCGGTATATGTCAATGAATACTGACGCAGCACCAGCGCAAGATTCGACACCTTCAGGAGAAACACCGAATCAGGTTGGATCATATACCTCAAAATCAGGCATTCAATTTACGGTGGAATGATGAAAGTAACTGCAAACGGTAAGACATTTACCTTCCCTGATGGTACGAGCACGGAAGATATTGGATCTGCCATTGATGAGTATTTTGCTGGACAGTCTGTTCAGCAACAAACTGTCAGCCAGGATAGCAATGAACCAGCACGTGAAGAACCATCATTGATGCAACAAGCTGGCGATTGGCTCACTGGTGGTCAAAGTGCAGGGCAAATTGCAGAACAGGCTGGTCGTGGTCTGGTAAACATACCATTTGACGTATTGCAGGGTGGCGCAAGTCTGATTAATGCAATCAGCCAGGGGCTTGGTGGCCCCAAGGTTTTGGATGATGTTTATCGCCCTGTCGATCGACCGACAGACCCTTACGCGCAAGCTGGTGAAACAATTGGCGGGTATTTAGTTCCAGGAGTTGGAACGGCAGGAAGCATGGCTATTGGATCACTGGCAGAGGCCGCAAATCAGAAAGGCGATTTCGCACAAAATGCAACTAAAAATGCCGGAGTTAACCTTGCCGCTCAGGGGGTTCTTTCCGCAGCAGCAAAGGGAATAGGGCGTGGAATTACTGCTGTTCGTGGCGAAATATCACCAGCAGATCAGCAATTGCTCAAGCGTGCCGCTGCGGCAGATGTACCAGTTATGACATCGGATGTAGTTCCTCCAAAAACAAAACTTGGCAATCAACTGCAGGGTTACTCAGAAGGAGTCATAGCTGGGACTGGACCAATGAGAGCCGCACAGCAGGATGCTAGAACCAAGCTTGTTAATCGCTTCACCGAAAAATACGGCGACTACGATCCATCTGTAGTCGTTGATAGTCTAAAGTCAGGCGTTGCAAGGGAAAAATCGTTAGCCAAGTCAAAACTAAACAACCTGTCAGGAAGAATGGTTGGAAAGCCAGTTGATACAAGTGGCGCCATAAGAGCTATCGACGGAGCAGTAAACGAACTTGGGAAACTTAAAGGTGTTTCTGACACCCAGACCATTTCTGCGCTTAATGATTATAAGAATGCCATTCAGGAGATAACAAATGGAGATGATGCCTTTGAGTTACTTGATAAGCTGAGAACTCAGTTCCGCATTGACGTAAAAGGCGATCGTACAGTTCTGCCATCAATGTCGCAAACAATGGTCGACAGGGTCTACAACTCGCTAACCAATAGCCTTAGTAAATCTATAGCGAAAGGACTTAGCCCAAAAGATGCTTCAGCATGGAGAGCGGGAAAAGCTGATTATGCAAAAATGGCAACACATGCAACTCAAACGCGCCTTAAAAACGTTCTAAACAAAGGAGATTTAACTCCCGAGGCTGTAAATACCATTGTGTATGGACAATATGGGTCAGATATAGCTCGATTGTACGGGAAACTCGATCAAAAAGGTAAAGACATGCTAAGGGCGGCATATATCAGCAAAATAGCTGACAAGGTAGGTGACAGCCCTCAGAAAATGATGACCGAGCTTGGCAAGCTGCAAAAACAAGCAAATGGTCAGGTGTTTAAAACTGTATTTGGTGGGAAGAACGGAAAAGAGATAGAGGGGATGTTATCTATTCTCGATGCTACCAAAAGAGCATCTGAGGCTAATGTTGTGACGAAGACTGGCATGACACTCGCGCCTTTGGTAAGGGTTATTGGTAACCTAAAAACCGGAGGCGCGCTATTGGCTGGGGAAACAGGGATTGGCCTTATGTCGAGGGTTTATGAAAGCCCTATGGCTAGGAATGCGCTCTTACGTCTGGCAAACACTAAAGCTGGAACGCCAGCCTATGAAAGAGCGCTGAATAACGCCGCAAATGCCATCAGACCAATACTTGCCAATGATGCAACTGATCGCTAAGGGTTGATGTCATGGATGTTGTTAATTGCGAATGGAATCGCGGAACTCTTTACTTGATAGAAAAGGATCTATTCTCCTTAACTCATCATAGTTTTTATTAAACTTTCTTGCTTCACCAGGGTATCTGTTGAACAAAACATTGCAGAAAAAAGAGAGCAATAACTCACATATGAATGCTAATATCCTGAAAAATAAAGGTATAAAAAGAAGGAAAGGTTCATTGAAGTCTCTATTCCAAACAAAATAGACAATCATCCCGACATACCAAATTGATATCCCTATACTGATGATTGTTCCAACAGAGGTAACTACGATCCCGATTAAGTCGGACAGTCTGTTTGCCAGTAACTCATTTGAGTATCTTGCAATCATATACCGCCAACATTTTGCAATATCATCCTGATCTGTAGAGTCTTCTGGAATGGCTAGGCTTCTACATATTGAAGCAGCTCTTTTTTTCTCAACTCTTTTTGAGAGCCATCCATTAAAGAGATACATCAACACCTGCGTTGCTATTCCTGCACCAAGTGATATCAAAGACATCCCCAAAAATCTCCACCCTGGAGATAGTGACTGGTACTGCCAAACAAAAAAAATTAAAAAACCTAATGATCCTATGACATAGGTTGATGTATCGCTATATATATCTATTTTTTTCATTGAGTAGCCACTCCTTAGTTTTGCGCAGGATATCAGATGATAATGTGTCGCTTCCCAAAGGATATCAAAGCAACGGGATTTCAAGGTAAACTGCGGTTGCCAAAATACTAACATCTTCATTTCTAACAAGAATATTAGGATACATTGGGTTTAGGGATACTAGGTTTGTCTCTATTTCACCAATGTAAACCTGTTTGAAGCTCAATATTTGCTCTTTATCCAATGATGCTATTACATAATCTTTGCTTTTAGCTTTTACTAGAGGGCTGAACGTGACAACCGATCCTCTGGGAAAGCTAATACCTGAACTTGTAGTCATAGCTTCACCTTCAATAGTCAATGCAAATGCAGAGTCACCAACATTGTATATTGCCGGATGAAATCTAGACGATGAGTGTTCACCTGTGTTTAGGTAATGCATAACTTCATCTAGTTTGAGGATTGGTATTTGCTTTACCAGAACGTCAGGCATGACGTTTTTTGTTCCCGGACCCTGACCTTCACCTAGAGCTAACCACTCAGCCGTAGTACCTAATGCGTTGGCTAATGCCTGCAATACCCGAAGCCGTGGTTTAGCTTCACCACCCTCGTATGCAGCTATTTGACGTTGAACAACACCAGCTAATTTTGACAACTGCGCCTGCGTCATACCCCTGGACTGTCTTGCCAGAGATACTCTTGATGGGAATTGATCGTCAAAATTCATTAGTTCACCATAAAAAATTCATTGACTCATACTGAGTGTGAGTGAATAATCAAACTACAAAAAGTGAGATTATGAGTTTTTTAAAAACAGGAGTGCATAATGACTGAAAAGATATCTTCCATCAAGCCGCGTCAGGTTCGTTTTACAGAAAAGGTTGATTCACATATCCGCGAATCAGCAAAAAGATGCCATAGGTCAATTCAGGCAGAGATAGCTTATCGAATGGAGTTATTGATGAAACTTGAGGCAAAGGGCGATGTTGTCATCCAATAAAAATAGTGAAGCCCGGCAGTGCGCGAACACAAACCGGGCCTCTATGTCAGTAACCGTATGCAAGGAAACTAACATGAATATTGTAGCAAAATCAGATTACAACTTCCACGGAGTTGAGTTGGTCCCCACCCGTGATATGCATGGTGTTTGGTTCACATCATCTAATATTGCATCTGCACTTAAATACGCAAATAGTCGTGCAGTAACAATGATTTATAACAAGTATAGCGATGAGTTTAGCGCCGGAATGACTCAGGTACTCGAAGTGAGTACCTCAGGAAATTATCGCAAAAAAGTGCGAGTTTTCTCACTACGCGGTGCCCACCTAATCGCGATGTTTGCTCGCACTCCTGTAGCAAAAGAGTTCCGCCGCTGGGTGCTGGATATTTTGGATCGGCAGGCAGAATGCTCACCGATTGCAAAACAGTTTACTGACGAAGAACTGGTTAATCTCTGCTACTTACAATTGTGGATGGAGAAGAGCCAACAAATGTGCAAACACATCTACCCAGGAATGAAGCAAATTGGTTCTGAGCTTTCAGGAAGGATTTACGATATTGCATATGAGACTCGCTACATGTCAGAAGAAACCAAGAAATCACTTCTTCGTGAAATGAAGAATCTTGATACCAACAATTTTGTCGTAAAGAACGCTCAGCCAATGCTGGCAAAACTGCGCGGCGAGGAATGGATTCATTGATTGGTGCGCCGGACGACGCAAAAAGAAAACCGCCAGTGTGCTGCTGGCGGCCTATGTCACACCCTTACTACCACATAAGGAATGCCTAATGACTTTGAAGAATGTAGCAAACATCGGATCCGTTGTCACGGATAAAACCATTGACAGCCAAAGTCTTCTGATGATGGTTAATGAAGCTCGCAAGTTATGTGGAGAGCCATCAGTACGTAACAACAAATTCATCGAGAAAATTGAGGATGAATTGGAGGGCGAGACCTACACAAAAAGTGTAGGTCGGAAAAACGGGGCTGACATTGATGTTATCTCCATGACTATCAAGCAGGCGCTTCGTGTTGCTGCTCGAGAATCTAAAGCAGTTCGCCGAACACTTGTAGACAAACTTGAAAGTATGCAGGAAGCACACATTAAAAGCGGTAAATCAGCGAGTGGACTTGTTGAGTATCGTCAAGCGCGAACACTGAAAATGACGGTTGAAGCTGTTACCAATCTGTTCGATTTGATGCCAAATCTTGCGCCGGAAGCAAAGCAGACTGCGGCAGCAAGCATAATCAACCCGATCGTTGGTTTTAATGCAATACCTCTTCCAGCAATAGAAGAGCATTACTACTCAGCAGGGGAGGTTGCAGAGCAGCTTGGAGTAACGGCCAACAAGATTGGTCGCATTGCTAACGCAAACAACCTCAAAACTGAGCAGTACGGTAAGTTCTTCCTGGATAAATCTGCGCATTCCAGCAAACAGGTGGAAGCATTCCGCTACAATGCGGAAGGTGTTAAAGCACTACAACACCTGATTCATGGGAGTAATGTTGCATAATGGCAAAGAAAAAATATGGCATTATGCCGCCAAGAATCAAAGGACGAGCCAGGGTAAAAGGCGATGCTGGAAGGTATCACATTCTTGGAGTTCTGTGGCATGAGAGAGCTTTAATTTTAAGTAGACCTCATGGGTACATTGAAAAGGTATCTATAGATAGAGTAGAGATTCTTCCCCTTACACCTGAAGAAGAAGAAACGTACGGACTTTTTGATAACTAACCAACTAAACCCGCTTAATCGCGGGTTTTTTCTTTTCTAAGGATATCAGCCGCAACTTCTTTTACTCGTTCCGAGATTAATGAGGCCAGCCTCTCTTCTTCATCACGATACCCGCTTACAGGTGATGGTTTGGAGAGTGATTCTTCCATCGTAGCCACAATTTCGGAATTGATAGACCTGTTATTCATTTTTGCACGCTGCTTAATCTTAGCGTGCAACTCGTGCGTAAGCCTCAAGTGGAACTGCGCCTCATCGTATTTGCTGTACATCATCAATGCCTCACCAAATGGGTGGAATGGCATCGTAAAACCTACTGTACAAATCAACAATCGTACCGTTTCGGTATGTAACAAATACTCACCGTAGCCATGCTGCGGCGATTCCTTGTATCTGGAGCAAATTAAATGACAGACATTACAGCCAATGTTGTGGTAAGCATGCCTTCGCAACTCTTCACTATGGCGCGTTCTTTTAAAGCGGTTGCCAATGGCAAAATTTATATCGGTAAAATTGACACTGACCCGGTAAATCCTGAAAACCAGATTCATGTTTATGTGGAGAACGAAGACGGCTCTCACGTTCCTGTTTCGCAACCAATCATCATTAACGCTGCTGGTTATCCGGTATATAACGGACAGATTGCCAAGTTCGTAACTGTGCAAGGCCATTCTATGGCTGTTTATGATGCTTATGGGGCGCAGCAGTTCTATTTTCCTAATGTTCTGAAGTATGATCCTGATCAGTTAAGAACCGAACTATCTATTAATGGTGGTGCCGGATTAGTTGGCGCAGGAGTTATATCTAGAGGTAATGATAAGTTTTCAATAATGCAGGGCAGGACATCAGAGTATTTAAATGATGGTCTTACATACGGTATTGGTATCATTATTAATGATTCAATTGTTGGTTCTGTTCCTAATGCAAGCACAGCTAAAATAAACTATATCATGATTAATGATGACAGAATTAATGCTGTTGATGACCAATCGGCAGGAACAAAAGTTGACGGGTTTTTAGTTCACCATAATTTCGGATATCAAGAAGCAAAAGGCGGCAGACACGCCGGAGAGTTTGTTTTAACTCACGAAGCAGCCACAAACTTAGAAAATCCTGATAGAAATTATGTTGGTGTTGTTGGTCTTGCGGTTTCACAAAATGGTGATGGTGGAACGATATCATCATCACCTGGTACATTCAAAGGAGCATATTTTGGCGGAAATATGTATGGACGCCTGGATTCTGCTGCGGTTGGAGTTTATAACGTTACAGGATGTGAGTTTAATGTTTCCGCGTTAGTAGGTTCATCTGTATGGTATCGATCAGGTATTCAGATTGTCGGTGGTGGTGATGTTCGAGGTACTGCTGTAGATACTGGTATTGCCTTATCAAACCTTTCTACTTCAACCGTTCGCTGGAAAAACGCTATTCGCATAGGCAACATGAATGGGGGGCACGCCCTAGCAGGAGATAGTAAAATACTTGTTGCATTTACAGATGTGCCATCCATAACATCAGGATTCGAGATACCAAAATGCTCATCAATGATATTGATGTCAGGTGACGTTACTTTACAAAATAGTAAATTGAATATCGCATCTGTTGGCTCATCTATTGAACTTGGTAGTACAACAGATTCCGGTGTTTCATATATTGACTTTCACTCAAGCGGAAATAATGTTGATAACGATGGAAGGATTTTCTGTTCTGGTGGTTCTGAAGATTCTGGTGATGGGACTATTGGATTTAATTCTTCAATCATTCAACTTAACTCAAAAACAGAAATAGTCATGGGGTCTGGCATTAGACCATCTCTTGACAACACCTATGATTATGGAACAGCTTCCAAAAGAGGAAGAACAGCGTATTTTGGTACCGGGTCAATTAATACATCTGACTCTCGCCATAAACCCATCAAAGAAAAAATACCAGAATATATTCTTGACGCGTGGTCAGAAGTAGACTGGGGGACATGGTTTAAATTTGATGACGCAATAGCGATAAAAGGAGAAGATGGTGCGAGATGGCACTTTGGACTGATTGCGCAGCGTGTTGAAAAAGTTTTTTCATCACATGGAATAGATGGATTTAAGCTTGGCTTGCTATGTTATGACTCATGGGATGACGTTTACGTTGATGTGCAGACAAATATAGGGGAGGTGGTAAAAAAAACAAGAGAAACGAGCGGTGGAAATACAGAAGAATATACTGAACCTGCCCCTGCAAAATTTAAAAAGGTTCTTGATACACCAGCTGGTGAAAGATACGGAATTCGTTATGAGGAGGCATTGTCTCTCGAGGCTGCATTACAACGACGTAACTACTCTCGTTTGTTGGAGAAACAAAAAGAGTTAGCTATGCGTATTGAGAAAATAGAGGAGTTACTTGGAAAGTAAATTTATATATCACAGTATATCTAGGCACATTCTGTGTCACTTACCTATATGAATGGCGTGGCAACAAAAACTGTGGCATATAAGCTTTGCGCTGGATTGCAAGGCTTTATGCCATTCGATAGTTAAGGTGGATTACTCCACCTTTTCATCAATCCAGTCCGCCCACCACTGCATCATCTCCCTGCGCTTATCGAGATACTGAGCATGGTTGTAAATACCGCGCACAGATCCGCCGTTGGCATGTGCCAGTTGCACTTCAATAGTTTCGTGATGCAACCAAGTAATCAAAGTCATGAAGTTTAACATCCAAGCCTCCATCTATCGATACTTGCGGTAGTTGATGTGGAAAAACTATGGTACACAAGGCGTTGTGCTATTCTGGTGGCTACATGTTTGAAGATTGTTGTGCCGTATTTGTGACATACACATGGCAACATCATGCATCAACTTTCTGTTTGTGCCATCAACTATAGGTTAGTGAATGCGGTTAATGCTTGCTAAAACAGATAGTTATGATTGGTGCTACAGATTCGTAATGCGAAGGTCGTAGGTTCGACTCCTATTATCGGCACCATTAAGAAAATCAATAACTTAGCTTAACTTCTCTAAGAAATTGTATCTTCTGTTATCACTTACAAACGCCTATACGTTGTTATGGGCTTTGGTAGTGTAACACGTATGGGCGAGTAGTTCACAGGCTCAACCTCGTAACAAGTTCCTTTGAAGCTGGAAGACGTGCCACCGTCTCTAAACCTTCTACCAAAACTCTTAGCAAGATGTTCCACACCTGGCGCGGTGTCCAATGATGCTACACGTCGTGAGACGTTGCAGAGGATAAACAGGCTAAATGATGGGAAGAGTTTTAAGTGCATAGTGGATTAAAGCCCACCTCTTCAAAACCTAACTTGATCGGGAAAGAATCAAGCTCTAGCACGGTTTCGTCCACCGGAGTACAACGGGTGCCTGATAAGAGAAGAACTGCTAAGACTTCATAGCTTTTGTGAAAAAGCCCTTTTTAGTGGATACGCCTACGGCGCTTATTTTTTGGTATAACCATCAAAGGCGCTTTATGGCTCCTATTGTCTTGAAAATGTATCTTTACTTGTATTGTGTTTTATGCGTAGCCTTCCTGTGTAGTATGTAACTTGTTAATTTTCATATGAATACAGAGGCACACGATGAAAAACATTGCAGCTATCAAACGTAATAACCGCAAGATTCACGCTCGTAAGTTCCTGTCTACGCCAGAAGGAAAAGCCTGGCTAGAGCGTAAACAGCGAGAGAACGAAGAAAGAAAACTCCTTAGTGAGTTGAAATGGCTTAAGGATTGAATCACCAGTAGGCGCATAACACATCCAGCGATCAAAGATGTGTTTATGCACCTGATAGTGAAATTATTAAAGTCGTTTAGTTAACATCGCCATTGCTTGAGCAATAATTGCAACAGCGTCCATCTCTTCACTGGAAGCGATGCAAATGCGGTAACTAATAGCCACAACGAATACATCAATAACGAGAAAGTGAATAGTGTGAAGATGTTTTGAAAGTAAATGCATAACTTCCTCCGGTTTTACGATAGGAAGATTAGAACATGCATTAAATGATGTTACAAGGGTGGTAATTTACCCTAATAGTCTACTATTCACCTCAATCTACGTCAACCAATATTTGATGTAGATTTAATTTTCTTTTAAAAACAATGTGTTGCAATTTGTTGAATTTTGGGGTTAGGTTGTTTTTTGAACGTTTTCATCAAGTGTAAAGATACGTTTAGCCTTCATAGTGAGTTCAGTTACTGTCTTTTTCTCTGAAATCGGCGCAGACGTGATCAATGTTTAACGCGAAGATCAGCGGCGTCAGGTCCACGCAGCGACAATTCTCAAATATCAGGAGGCATTACGCTTCCTGCTCTTTCTTGATACGTTGCACCGTCTGTGTGCTGACACTGAAATCTTTTGCTACGCTCCGAATTGATCCACCATTCGCGAGAGCGGCAACAATTCCCGCTCGATCAATTGCTTTTCCATTACCACGTTTTGCTATACGTCCAGCGGCCTTAGCTGCGGCGATCCCCTCACGCTGCCGCTCAAGCATCATTTCACGTTCCATTTGTGCCACTGCTGCAAGCACTGTGAGCATCATATTCCCTGCGGGAGAGTTCTTCCCTGTCTTAAAGTCTTCTTTATGGAAATGCACAGACACGCCGCGCTCTGTTAATTGCTCAACCGTTGCCAGTAGGTCGGCTGTATTACGGCAAAGTCGATCAATGCTGTGAACATGCAAAACATCACCTTCACGCACATAGTTCATCATTGCCTCAAACTGTGGGCGCTGGGTATTCTTGCCTGACGCTTTATCTTCAAAGACTTTATCAAGAGTTACTCCAGCTAATTGACGGTCTGTGTTTTGTTGGACAGTCGATACCCTAATGTATCCAATATTAGCCATTTTCATTTTCCTTCTGTGTTGATTTGTGTGTAGTGATTATTGATCGTGTTGATTAGGTGTGTAAAGGACTTTTTTCACTACGAAATTCGAAGGTTTTTAGTGTGGTGATTTAGCCTGCTTTATCACTACACGTCTTGCATGAGAATCATGTAGTTACGTTTTGGTAAAATTAGCAAGCTATTAAATAGTGTGTTTATTTTGAAAAAATAATTTTTTGTTGCATTAAAGAAACTTGTTCGACAAATGATAGAACGTTTATTGAGCAACAATTTTGCAGTGATGCGCTATATGCCGCATTACACAAGGCACAGCGAAAGTGATGTAAAAGTGAAGAAAGCTAACATTGCACTTTTAAGCTACTTTTCATTGAATTTTTACGTAGGAATTACACAGGGATTAATCATCAATTACATTGAATTTAAGCCTGTTTTAGATGTTTAATTTTGGTAGCAAGAAACACTTTTAGAAGATCATTGCACAGATGTTATGTGATAAATGGATGTAACGGTAGGTCACTGTGAACTACCCCCACAGAATTCTGTTATCCTTAACTTTTAAAGAAATATGCACCCTAACAGAAAACTGTTACCCCAACCCTAACAGAATTATGTTAGACACCCCCACAGAAAACTGTTAGCCACCCCTACAGAATTTTGTTACCTATTAGATCAACTATCAAACTACAATTAAATTATCTTTTATAAATTCTTTTATCTTTAAAGAATAATTAAGGGATACCCGTTAGGGAGTCTTCGACTATCCCTTAATCTATTGGCATTCGCCAGAACCTTGCACAAGTTAGAGTGTTAGTCGTTAGACTGCTTGTCATAACACATAGTTTTTTGTTTGTTGATGTTAGTTAGTAGATCTATGTTCGCTAATGCCGCTCACAACGAATATGTAATCTACTATGTGCAAATAGCCTACGGCTTGCGTAAGGCTAAATAGTCTTGCGCTGTGCGCAGAACGATAATTAACTAACTACCATCTAACGATTGAAATTTACTTGTGCAATAACCTGAGCGTAAGCGAATGGTTGTTAGTGTCTATGCGCTGTGCGCTTCAATAGTTCCATTGATGAGGCTTACGCCAATCTAACGATCATCAATCTATTTAAGAGAAAATCTATTGTGCAATACTCTGACGAGTGCAATAACCTTGTGTGCTACGCGTTAGCGATGTTAGCACACAGACAACAACCAACAACAAACAAAAAAGAAAGAATGGTTTTAGTAGTTGAAGGTTAAATAAGTTTCTACCGCTTAAATCAAGCCGTAGGCGAGCTAAACGTATATAAGGTAGGGAAACACTTAGCGGTAATAGATTAGCTCGTTATAGAGCTTCTGAGAGCTTTGCAGGTATTTTATAAGGTGTTTGAAATCAGAGTTTATCTATCATCATCTTTCCATCATCTAACAAATACAAAATAAGCCCCTTAAACAAGCCTCTGACGAGATAAATAGCCTCTACATAAGGGAATGTCTTGTTTTTATCAAAACCTCGTCAGAATGCGATTGAGAGCGTTTTAGACAATAGTGGAGAATTGTACCAGATAAGATAGCACAAAAAGATAAGAAAAATTATAAGAAATTGAAAAAGATCGTATTTTTTATGAAAGGGGGTTGACAAAAGCCTCCATATGTAGTAAAGTAAATGTGAGGGGTAAGAAAAGCATCTCCCCCATCTAAATAATCAAATCACAATACACTGCACTTTGAGCCGTCAGGCTGCAAGGTGTGTTTTTCTTTTATTTGAATAAGGAATTACAAAAATGAAATGGTTTACACCAAATGACATTGTTTCTGCGTATCTCGCTGGTGAGATGACCCGCTACCAGGTTCGCCAGAATCGTAATACAGCCCGTCGCCGTGGCTACCCAGAGCGTGAAAAATGCTTTGACGACGCACTAAAAATTATTGATGAACTGCGTAAGGCAGAAGCAGAGAAAGAATAATAACAGGAGAAGGAGAAAACTATGAGCGAAACTACAGAAAAGAAAAGACAACCACGCACTTGCTTTCATATTCCTGATGAAGTATTTCAGGTGTTGTTTAAAGAAGCCAGAAGTAAACGTATCACTGTTACAGATTACATTCTTGATATGTTGAAAAGAGAGGCTGAAACACTCTCAAACAAAAGCAAGTGATTTTTATCACCATAGTAGCGCCGTAGAGCGTGATTACATCAAGGAGATTTTTAATGATTAATGAAGAACAATTTGTAAAAGTTCCTATGTGGATTCTAAAAATAAGCCAAGTAAACGGGCATAAATTTACAGATAGTGCTAAAAACCTTTACTGCTATTTGAGAGGGTTTGATCGTGCATTTCCCTCTTACGCTAAGATAGGCGATGTTTTTGGCATAACACCAAGAGCAGCAGAAGAAAGGGTTAAGAAATTGCTCGAAATGGGATTAATTATAAAAGATGCACGACCAGGAAGCTCTAACCTTTATCGAGTGCTTGATATTCCAAAAGGAGAATCATCACTACCTGATCCTTCTGAGAAAGAAAACGAATCTAATGAAATATTGAATGTTTCAGAAATCATCGTTGAAGAAGAAATACAGGAATCAGAGTTCCCTGAGCGGCCCGAAATTTTTACTTGGCTTCTTTCCCTTGATAAGAAGAAACCACCGCACGAAGAAACAGAAGACTACGAAGCATTAGAGCGTTATCGTGATGAAGTGCTGACGCTCAAGACACCTTTTAACATCGTATTGAATATGATTAATGATGCATTACAAGGAGAAGCCGCATAATGGAAGAAGATATTAGCAATGCAATGGAACAACTTTTAGATCTGACTATCTCACTACAAACAAGAATAAATCAAGCCTATTCAGATTTATGCGATTACACGCTCTCTCAATGCGTTATTAGCTTAATGAAGGTGAATGTAAGCCTTGACGATTTTATCTCTCTGGTGAGCGATTTAGAGCTAATTGAGGACGATGCCAAGATGTGCACTCAAACCATCACAGACACCGCCAGCACGTTAAAGGCTGCAAGTGAAGAGATTCAGCAATTAGTAGATGATTTAGCAAAAAGTGCTATTTTCTCTAAATGATAATGAAAATTATTTGCATTTATAACGATTTCATTATATAATAATATTAGGGATAGATAAAAAGGTTTTGACTGGTGTTAATCCTTCTACTGTCATAAATCCCTGCATATGGAAGGTGATAGCCTCAAAGGTTGAGTGGCATTAACCTCTAACAAATATTACCTTCCATCCCCTCAAGAAGTTTTAGAATAATCATAACTCCCTCTTTGATTGTTGATTGTTTCTACGTTGTGTTGATGAATGTTGTTAGGCATTGTGCTTAATTTTGATAAAAGCGGGTAGGTGTTATCTCCTTGCCCTTCCCGCTTTTATTTTTCATCTATGCTTATCCTAAAGCTCCTTATTTTGTCCGAAAACATTAAAGAGCCTTACACTGATAGTTATATTTTATAACTATTTACTAACATCATTAAACTCTTATTTAATGACGGAAGTTAGTAACAGAATAATCTATTAAGTTGTTGTCAAAAACAATCATCTGCATAGCGTTAGCCGCAAGCAGAGAGAGTTTAGCTAAGAATTGTGCAATAACCTTTGGAAATATTGATAGCAAAACGGGTTTTATAGACTGCAAATCTATAATCTTTGGTTGTAAAAACGCTTTTTCTGAAACGGTAGATTATTGTTGGTGTAGTTAATCCTATTAAAATTTAATCTGTGAGTAGATGAGAATTGGAATAGTGATTCCTTAAAGCCTTACTTTGTTGCATCCACAGCAAAAACAGGCAGCGGTTAGCCACCGCATCCAGAATATCAGATCTTAGTGATTCCAGGGGCAACTCCTAAGAGCCTTCCTTCTAAGATCTGATATTCATCCTTTAAGCATATCATCAAGTATATTTAAAAAGTGTATTTGCTGATATGTTTAATCCTCTTATAGTTTAACTTATCAATTATGTAATTGCCCGCACGTTAAAGCCCCTTTGCTGGTCAGAATTAACCTCTTACGGCATTGGGGCTTTTTATTTGTCTGGCACTAACAGGAACGTTATTTATGAAACAAGAAATGATTATCAGCAAAGACGGGGAAACGATGATTGTTAGTGATGAAAACCTCATTAAGGTTGCCGCACTGTTGGGAGTTACTCCCGAAAGTCTTCGTTCTACCACTGCCCAATTATTTAAATCGGCTGATGCGGTTAGTCTTGCTGATGCCCTTAAATCTAAAATTAAACAACTGAAAGGAAAATAATCTTATGGCTAACCCATATGGAAAATTAAAAGCAGTGAATGCGGATAATTCCCGTTCACGCTGTAAGGTAGTAGCTTACGCTGCTGATCCAGTGCTGCAAGATCGCCTCGTCAAACTGGCTTCACCTCTCACTGACGATCTTATTGTCGGGGCTTTGCTGAAAGCCGATGGCACCAAAGCAACAACTGCATCTGATATTGCTCACGTAGTAGTTGAACCGGCTTATGAAGGACAGGAAAGCGTAGTGGTTGCACATCCTACTTTCGTTATTCTGGCTGAAGATGGGATTGAATTTAACAGCATGGAAAAGGCAAGTGTTATTGCAAAACTGCAATCTCTCGGCTTTGTAATTGCTGGTTATGAAGAACTTGCGATCCCTACGACTTAACAAGGAAAATAATAATGAATGATTTATCAACATATTTTGGCGTTAATACTGCGGTAGTAACTCCTTTTGCTTATGAGAATGCACTTAATACCCTGATTACTAATCTCGATCTGTTCGATGTGCAATATCATACAGAAAACAGCATTCTTCTTACCGACCTGATCGATCAGTTTGTGCAGGTAGCTGGGGAAACCTCGCCTTACGCTCAAAGCGACTGGAACGCCTCTAAACGTCAGGAATGGTCAAACAAACTTTTCCAGATGAAACACGTCGGCAGTATTAACGCTGTTACTTCTCGTGACCTGGAACAATACAGCCGCCAATATCCAAACCGTTCTGATGCTATGCTGGTAGCGGTTAATGATTTCTCTGAGGCTCATTACCGTTCACACGCAAACCGTGTTGAAGTGGATCTGATTACCGCGCTGCTGGGACTGAAAGTTGAATCTGAATATGCCGGACAAGGTGATCTCGACTTCCTCGACGGTCAGGCTAAAACCACGGTACCCGCTATCGACTTTGCATCGACTACTGTTAACCCGTTCCTTGCTATTCGTAAAGCGGTGCGCTTACAGAGTGAAAAGCTGGGGTCTGGTCTTGCTGCAAAGCGAACTGGTGTAATTATCTTTGCTGCTGGCGCTGCTGCTGATGGTTTGTCATCTAACCCGCTGATCAGTGACATGGTGAAATATGCAGGTGATGCGAGTGCTACGGCCCTGTTTACCCGTATGGTTGATTCTAACCCAGCCTATGACTCTTTCCAGATTGGTGGGATCACTGTTATTGATGTGTCAATGTTTCCTGAGATTGTTGCTCACATCGGAGAGAACGGTTTCGCAATTGTCCCGGTAATGGATAAATCGGTACAGTGTTACCAGCTTCACACAGGCGTTGGTGTGCGTCATGCTGAGTTAGGTCAAGATGCCGTGTTGCATCACCAATATCTAATCAAGGATGAATTCCAATTCCCATCTGTGGTTACTGAGACATCTTATCTGCCAGTAAACAACATTCCGCAAGCTATCATCTTCGGATCTGCTGCGTAATAAAGCATTAATAGACGATTCCCATCGTCTGGAAAATAAGGGTAAAGGGATTACCTAACCTGTAGGCGCAAATACAGTAACGAATCTCTTTGCCTTTTTTGTTTTTCTACTGTCTACAAACCCAAATAAAAATATATATGTGAGAGAAAACCAATGAACACAGAAAATTCACAGGCATTAATTCTTAAGTCTGTAAAAGAACTGGCAGCTATTAGCGATGACTCAATAATCAATGTCAGTGCCTTATGCAGAATGCTTTCAATTGATGCAAATAATGTGCGGCAGCGTGTGTTTCAGACTGGGTGCAGCACTTTTGAAGCAATTACATACTACTGTTCTAAAAAACAATAACAAACAACAATCATAATACAGGGAAACAATTAGCATGTTAGAAATTAGCGCCTCACGAATTAGTAATGTTGTGACATTTACCACTGATTTCAAGAGCTTACAGAAAGCTAAGAATGAAGTGGATAAGCTACAAAAGAAGATGCAGGGGATCAAACCTGTGCAAGTGGCGGCAGCACGTCAGAAAGATTTACAGAGGCTGGGAAAAGAGATTCAGCGCCAGCATGATCAGCATGTTAAGCAGGCTGTTAAATCTGAGACACAGGCATCTAAAGCCAGCACTAAACAGAAGCTACAGGAAGCTAAAAACCTCGCTAAAGCACAGGCTAAACGAGCCTCAATTGCTGAAAAGGCAGAGATCAAGCGCCTTGCATCATATCGCCAGTTACAAGGCATCAAGAACAATTCCCGCTATGGCGAAGGGATGGATATTAAGAAATATCACGATGCTCTACGTTACATTAAGGAACAAACCCGCCTCTATGAATCCGGCGCTATATCGCAAGCGAAGATGAATGCCCTGATCCGTGACCGCATCACATTAGAAAGACGAGCCGCAGCCGCTGCTACGCGTCGTAATGCTGCCGCTGGGGGGGTATATCCAGTTACTTCTAAGAAGCTCCACAAAGAAGGTGTTAGCGGCGGTGGCGCGTTAATGATGGGCGGTGTTGGTGGCATTATCGGCGGCGCTGCCGTTGGCTTAGGAAGTATGGCTGTATCCGCTGGAATGGAAAAAGCCCGTGAACGTATGGAATTGCAGAAGATGAGCGATCTGGTAGGTGCCGATAGCAATCAGGTGGCTGCAATGGTTAATTGGGGGAGGGCAAACGGTGTATCAAGTGCAAGCGCGGACAAGACCACTGATAATATCAAAGACTTAAACGAACGCATTGGTCATCAAAGCCGAACTGCTGAATGGGATAGTAAGAAAAAAGAGTGGCGAGGCGGGGAAGGATCATTAAATGATATTCAGAATGCCTTTGCATGGAACAAAGATAAGATAGCTTCCTACCAGGGGCGACCGCTGCAACTCTTGCAAGACGTGGTGAGAGAAGGTGAACGCCGAGGAATGACTAAAGAAGCCATCATATCCCTGATCGAACCATTAGCAGACGATGCCAGCCATTATCTCAAGATGTTTTCCCGTGATGGGGAAGAGTTCCGTAAAACGATGGTTGATATGGAAAACAACGGGCAGCTACTGACAGAAGCACAGAAAGAGCAATATCGCGCAGCTAACAAGACAGCTACAGCCTTTGACCGTCTGACAGATGGACTATCGAATCAGGCTATTTTGGGCTTCTTTGATGGCATAGCCAACATGCCAGCACTCAAACCGGAAGAAAGCAAAGCCTTACAGAATGCAGCTTATGGTGTTGGTGCATCGTTCGGGGATTTGGCTAAACAAGGCGCTATATTACTGACCTCTATGACTTCTTACGGGAATCAAATCACAAGCTGGATTAATAAACATCTTAGCCGTGGTGAGAATGATAACCGACCTGAGACACAAAAGGTTATGGACGCTGTTACAGATGGGGAATGGTCGCCATCAACGATTATCAATGAAGGTATTCGTTATGCAACTGGACTCGATACGAAAGATGTAGGGCGTATTGTGCGCGGTGAGGAAACACAGTCCGGCGTTCCAGGGTGGTGGACTGATTTAATTAATGGCAATGCTAACAGCTACGGATCAACCCTTGTTGCACGTAAAGCAGAAGCCTATCAGCCGACTGTAAGCCTACAACGTCAATACGCAACCCCTGTTAACGTGAATGCACAGGTTACGGTGCCGAGTGATATGATCTCTGTTAACGTCATCCCTAACGGTCCCGGCTTTCAGGATTTAATCCGCACTGAGATCAGAGCGAACAACAATCAGTTTAGTTCGAATCTGATTCTTAGCACGTTGTCAGGACAGAGTAGCGTTAACTAAGTTTAACGATAACTAATAATAAAGCGGGGGCAATATTTATTGCTTTCCGCTCATTACACAAGGATTAATATAAATGGCTATCAAAGAAAGTCAGATCAACAGCACATCTAACATTAATACATCTAACAGCAAGGTTAAATCTGATAACGGATTTGCCATTATATGTAGCAACCTGAATAACGAGAATGCATCAACGATAGCCAGTTATAAAGCTATTACTTTTGACGCTGTTCCGGCAACTAAGGTTTCACGTTCTGCCGATGTTACATCGTATCCTGTGCAGGATGGTAATGATGTATCTGATAATGTCAGGATCAAGAATAATAAACTTATGCTTTCAGGCATTATTACAGAAACACCATTAGCATTACGTGGTGATATGCTATCAAGTGCAGGGGTGAACGGTAACAGGTGTTCACAGGCTATTGCTTATCTTGATGAAATAATGAATGCCAGACAGCCTATTATTGTAAGCACAGAGCATAAGACGTTTGATAATATGATTCTGACAGGCATTGACTACGAATATAAAACAGAATCAGCTTTACAGTTTGATTTGCAGTTCGAACAGATAAGATTAGTGAGTTATGCAACTACTAACGCTATTGCTGTAAAGACCGCATCACCTAAGAGCACAGGCGGACAGGTAAAAAGCCAAGTGCCAACCAATGCAGGAACAGCCAGCACCACTAAAGACACCCTTCCGACGTATGACGGAGAAGTGAAATAATCCCTATAAAGAACGATGTAGCGAGATAATCATAAAAGAGGCTACCAATCTATATTGAAGCCTCTTTATTACGTCTATAGCGTTGTTTTACGCCTTAAATTTGATTTTTTATTGATTGATAAGCCTTTCTCTATTTCAGGGTAGCGTAAAAGCTCAATATATTTTTTAAGCTCTATTGGAGAAGCTGCATTTTTGCTATATGTGCGGAATGTTTCTGTATTGCCGCGTGTATGGCCCAGGAGAAGGGCGATCCTGTCTTCTGGAATTTGATTTCGATCAAGAAGCTGTGCTACTCCGTGTCTCAGAGAATGAAACACCTTCCTTTCTGTTCCCTTTTCCCCTAAAGCCTTTCGTTTAGCTCTTGTAAATCTCTGCGTATGCCACGTGGAACGTTTACCATCAGCACGCTCTGTAATGCTGGCGTGATAGAACAAAAAGCCATTGTGAGGCTTTTCACGCAGCGACAACACCAACGGAGTGATAAGGCTATGCACAGGCACAAGACGTGCCGCAGCTTTCGTTTTTCCCTGTGTGATTTCAAAACACAGCACACCTTCGATCTCTTTCACATCGTCTATTGTGAGACTTGCTATCTCATTGATCCGCATACCTGTATATAAACCGATAAGACACAAAGCCATCATTTCTTTGTTTTCTGCTGAATTACCGGAAAATACTTGCAACACCTGCAATAGCTCTTTGTTAGAAAATGCCTCGTAGCTCTCTCTACTTTGTGCCACATCAAGCCTATGCCCTCGCCAGGGGGAGAGCGCCCTTTCTGGCGCATCGTGGTAACGTGATGAAGCTAATTCCCATAGCTGGGCCATTGGGCTGATATAATTTGCAATTGATTGTTGTGAAAGAGTTTTTTGCATGTGTTCAATCCAGCCTGTAACAGTGGTGCGGCTTACATCTTGCAATGCAATATCAGGCTTTTTACGGTAGGAGAGAAACATCTCTACCGCTTTTCTTGCCTTAGCTAAAGTGGCTGGCTTCTTCTTCGTGCTGTTAATTGTCAGGTAGATTTCAAGAATTTTAAGCAATGACGGACACGAAGACGCTGTATCTTGCATTCTGGTAGCTGTTTTGGCGTATTTAGCCTTACTGCGTAACAGTTCCAGCGTGTTTTCTATTGTGCTGTTTACAGGGGCAACACTCTCCCGTAAGCAATGGTATTCATCTGCAATCTGATCACGCTTTCTACGTGCAACACGAAGATTACTTGTGTGCAGACTTCTGACAAACGTCCTTTTTCCTTCAAAAAAGGGCTGCATATACACAGGCAGCGTGATCCTTAAATAGTAGTTACCGTAAGAATCACAGATTAAGTATTGGTTAGGCTTGTATCTCATAAAATCTCCGGCTAAAGTGTCGGAGCGTTTGTAATGTGAAAATTGATTGTGACGCATAGAAAATGATGATTTTTCTATAAGATTCAATCAATTAGTAATGGTCGTAGGTGATGGCATTAACACGAGATTAATCGAGTGTTTTACTCCTATTATCGGCACCATTCTAACGTCTCCCCAAGTCTACTCAAGTATTTAAAAACCTCTTATAATCAGTATATTAATGCCCCTTTTAGTCTTTTGACGTCTATTTAAGTACCCCAAACTCTACAAGCAATTGAGGGGATTTGCTGTTCAGTTTAGTGGAGATACCCCCAAGTGAAACTCAATGCCCGTCAAATAGACACTGCCAAGCCAAAAGAGAAGGCTTACAAGTTGGCTGATGGTGGTGGTCTGTACCTCCTGGTAAAACCTGGTGGAGGAGAATATTGGCGTCTCAAGTATCGTGTAGCTGGTAAAGAGAAGCTGTTAGCACTAGGTGTGTATCCTGAGGTCACCTTAGCTGATGCTCCTGCAAAACTTGAAGAAGCTAAAAGAGGTATCTCTGGGGGAATCGATCTGATGGAAGTGAAGCGAGAGGAAAAGATTGCCCGGGAAACGCAGTTAAACAACACCTATCAAAGATATTGCCCTTGAGTGGCACAGTAACAAATTATAATCACAATAATAGTGTATATAATTATACATTGTATGCTTGGTAATCATATAATGATAAAAGCTTCCGATAATCAGTATGAGATTTGTCCTTAAACTCCTAGACATGCTTTTCTAAATCTTCCAATGGTATATGTCCATTTATACAAATAAAATTCTAGTGATAAATACCTTCAGGTATGATTAGACAACATCTTTATTCGATGGGGGTTAATCTATATTTGATATCTTTCTTTTAAATAACAACGCCATTAAAAACGCTTTGTTTAATGACGTTTTTTTATTGTTTCCTGTATAAAGCCTAACCAGCATAAACATTGGTGGCTCTTATGCTCATTGTAATTAAATGAGAGTGTGATTAATGTCTTTATATATTCAGGTAGTTATTCTCTCCAGAAGAATACATTGTAAGAAGATGACTGTTAGTATGTTTTAACATCAATTAACATTAAGGTTTGATAATAATTTTTTGTTGGCGAGTTCAAATGTTTTCATTTCATCATCTGATAGCCCGCTCCAGATTTTCTTTAGCATTACATTTTGAGTGTTTATTAGTTTTTGAGCAAGTGTAACTCCGTCAGGGGTTAAGCAAATACTTTTGCTTCGACGATCGTTTTTATTATTAATTCTTTTGGCAATATTCTTTTTTTCTAATTTGTCTATGATGTGTGTGATGTTTGTTTTGGAGAATTGTAACTCCTTGTAAATATCAGAAGGGGACTGACAATAATCATCAGACATATATAATGAAACTAACACCATAAATGTTGAAGTGTTTATTCTATACTCGCTCAATTCATTTTCTATAATACTCTGGATTTTGTCATTTACTCTAATATATAAGTGTATTAACAGACTCTCCTGAGCCGGGTATGCCGGATTTTTGATTTTTTTGTAGTTTGTTATAGTTTTTAATAAATCTATATTATTCATAATTCCACCACACGGCAAAAGAAAACTCATGAAGATTACTCAACCTGAGTGTTACATGAAGTATCGTGAACGCCGGAAAATCTAAGTTCCAGCCTGTACCGTAATCAGATAATCGCAGCAAAGGGACAAAGCAATAGTCCCTTTGCTGCACAGCATCAGAATGAATAACGAATGTTAGCGTTTATCGCATCATCTGTGTTGTATTTACCGAATGCAGAGCGTTCAACTTCCAGCCCCAGACGCGTATTGTCGCCAAACCGGGCATTTAACCCCACACCGTAAAGCATACGACCGTCTTTTCTCCCATTAATCTGATGTTCTCCCGCTGCATCCTTCAGGTGAACGTCAGCACTGTCCGTCAGATCGAACTCATAATGCAGGCCGGCACGGGCTGTCAGACTCCAGTCCTTACCACTGAAGGTTTTACCGGAAACAACGCCGGTTCTGCCTACCAGAGGATTAACGCTGTTACGACGCATTGAGACATCCATTCCACTGTCGTTCCAGTTAAATGTTTGGCCCTGCAGTCTTCCCCAGACCAGTTCCGCCTGAGGTTCAACAAACGTCGTATCTGTCAGATGATAACGGTATCCGACTTCTGCACCTGCATACAGTGAATGGCTGCGGAAGTTCTGTTTACCAGCTCCGGCAAAGTTCAGGTCATATTTGTTTTCATTGTGAATATATTTGGCAATCAAATCAAAGTAAGCGCCGGACCGGAACAGACCACTGGCATAGAAACCACCACCCCATGATTTTGTTTTACCGCTGTACAGGCCTGCTGACGCATCTGTGTCAGTGTAGGTGGCCATCACGCCGGTAAACAGGTCCATACTTCCCAGTTCGTGCTTACGGTCAGCCCCCATCTGCAGCAGGGTATAGTGGTCAGTGAAACCGCCATCAGCAGAGCCGGAACCGTTCAGCAGACGCACCCACGTACCGGCTTCGCCGTTAATATCCCTCAAATCGCCCATGCGTTTGTTCAGGTTGTTAACTTCAGTGATGAAGTTGTTATAGCTGATGTGCATGAATGTGGCGGCAGCCTTACCCTGGCCGTCGTTACGTGCAACCTGGTAACCATCGAGGACCCACTCTTTTTTCCCGTCCTCTTTTCTGACACTAAGGGTGGGGGTGACATCACTGAATCCCACAACCCGTGTTGATGCCCTGAACAGATTATCAGCTGTCGCTTCAGGTGCGCTGACCAGTGGAATATCAAGCGTGTCCTTGTCAGAGGGTTTTTTCAGGAAGTTAACCCAGATGCTGTTGTCATGACCTGTTGCCGACTTGTTTATCACCAGTTTGTCTGCCTTGTTAAGGTCTGTACGCATGACAAATGCTGACTGAACCGCGTCCAGATTATCTGTTGTCAGTGTCGTGAACGATGATGTTCCCCCGTTAAAACCGACTATTGTCCGGTTAAGTTTCATATTTCCTGCCGTGGAGTTTCCGTTCATCGACCACTGGGTGTCTGTCATGCTGACGGTGGCATCCGGTGCATTCAGGCTCCCGCTCCAGGTATTGCGGTACCCGTTAAACAGGCTGTACAACATCTGATTCTGAAGAGTCAGGTCAGGACTCAGTTCCCCTTCCCCTCCGAGGGTGACAGTCCCTTTATCCTGAACATTGATATTACCTGACAACATACTGTACGGCCCCACGTTCAGGCGGGCATCGTCTCCCTTCAGGTTCCATGAACCGGCATAATCGTATACAGGTAAAAGTGTGTGAGATACCTCATCAGGACGGCTGTTCAGACTCAGGGTGGCATCAGAAATATTCACTGGACCGTCAGAAACAAAACTCTGACTGGCCAGAGCATTTGCTCCCTTGTTCAGATTCAGGGCGGTACTGGTCAGCGTTGAGTTCCCCAGAATGGCACTGTCTGAGGAGATATTCACGGTACTGTTGTTCGCCTGTATTCCGCCATTGAATATATCATTGATATTCAGCACTGACTGATTATCCAGGTTGACGGTGCCGTTGAAGACACTTTTATCTGCATCTTTAGTTGCAACAGATGTGCCTTCTTCAAGGGTAAAGGCTGTTCCCTGGCCATCTTTTTTGTCGATAAATACCCGACTGTCGCCCAGCGTGACGCTGGAGTTATCTGCCTGGATGGTTGTGTTCAGTGTGGCATTGCGGCCCAGACCAAAGTCTGTATCTTTTAACACGAGCGAACCAAAGCTGAACGTCCTGTTCTCCCAGTCATCCTGTGTAAATGAGGTGGGCTGTGTCAGAACGGAATTGTCGCCCAGAGACGAGACTGTATTTGCAATACTCTGAGACGTTGAAGCATGGATAACCGGGTGGCCCTGAATGGTCAGACGACCGTTTTCCTGAGTAAATGTACCGGACATATTCGCTGAGCCGTCCATAACCAATGCGCCGGTTGTACCCGGGGTTGCTTTATTTGAGAAATTAATATTTCCCAGCAACTTGCCATGATACAGATACCCTTTATTATTAATTCTGTTTGCAAGCAGCGCCTGTGCACTGTTCTGGTCATGTCCGACATATTCCCAGTGCTCGTTACTGACCTGACCGGTAGGGAACCAGCCATAACTACTTGTTTTCAGGATAAAATAATCGACGGTATGAGTATAGGGATTATTATAAATATATAATGAACCTACTGTTCCCCTGTTTGATGATGACCATTCATTAACTTTTACGTCTGCCGGATGCGTCTGATAATCCAGAGTGATATTAGCCGTTTTATCACTGCTGTTACCGAGAGTTGCGCCATAATCGGCGGCATTCAGCTTATGAAATGTCAGGTCATTCCCGTTAACATCCAGAACACCCCCCCGGTAGCCCCAGGATATATTGTCCGGATTAACCTGCTGGTTGTCTGCCAGCACGACTGTCGGGCGGCCGCTGGCAATATTCACGCTACTGAATGCCTGAACGTGTCCTGAACTGTCAGCCTGCTGATTGAGGACAACGGTCCCATCCCCGACTTTCAGGCCGCCCTCATTAACACCGGTTCCCTGTACAACCAGGGTTCCTTCGCCGATTTTATGCAGGTTGTCACCTTTCACACCATTAACCTGCCAGTTTACGGAGGCATCCTTGTCCACAATAATACCGGCCCCGGTCCAGGTACTTCCGTTTGAAGTGGTGACAGTGTAGTCATCAGTAAATGTCAGTGAACCGGCACCCTGCGTGACAGAGTTTTCCAGGTCAATCTGACCATTATGTCCCAGGAATGTCAGATTTTTACCTGCGTTCAGGTCAGAACCTTTTTGCCCGTGCATGGCATATTCATCGGAACCCTGTTTCAGAGAGCCAGTGCCGGTGCTGCTGTCAAATTTCCATTGCAGGGGGGCGCCGGATGAGGCATTAAAAAAGACGGGAGCGTCATTATCCTCTGAATAGATCTGTGAGAGAAAACTCTGAGGAATAAGAGAATATATCAAATTGGTCCCCCCTCCTACTCCCGAGTAAACACCGACCAGTTCCCACTGCCCTTTGGCCGTATTCCAGCCAAATAATGGAGAACCACTGTCGCCGGCCTCTCCAAAAGAGGGCAGGATGCTATGATCATGTATGTTGCCCCCCATATACAGCTGAATGCCGTCTGAGCCGTGATAAAAGAATGATGTCGGGAGTATTCCTCCTGTCAGATAACCATACCCACCTGTTACCCAATGTCGCTTACCCTGACTATCCTGAATATACTGACTTCCCGAACCAGCCCTGTAGAATGCCGAGTATTTTGAAGGGTTCAATATATCAGCTGTTGATGAGCTGGTTACGGTAGCCGGAGCAACCTCAGTTACGAGCTTATCAAGTCTTGGTGTGTGGAGATCAGATGAACTGTGTTCATTACGATCCACAATATGGTAACTGTTCTGACCATCACCGAAGCTGACGCTCTGATATCCTTTATTATGTTTTACACTGGCTATATATTGCGGGTTAATTAATGTTGCAACGCCGGGATTTGAGCTTACATTCACACTGCTAAAATCAACCATGGGCGCTTTATCAAGATGTCCTACTAATTCCCCTTTATTATTAAAAATAGGAATGTTTGTTGCGCCAGCCTGAAACTGCCCTTTGTTTTCTGCAAAGTCGCGGTATGTCTGGTAAGGATTGTTGCCACCAACCGTTGATGCACCAGCAACGGTTGGGAGTAATGCAGATAGTGCCAGAGAGGTAAGTACTGAAAGTCTTTTTCCTCTGCGGGTACTCCCTTTACATACCCTTCGGGCTAGTTCAGAGACAACCTTTACTGTGTTAGTAATATAACAATATTTTAGAGCGTATATTTTATTCATAGTAAATGATTCCGGAACGTATATTCCAAAGTTACATTAATAACCATAGACAATTTCAAACGAAAGCATTGTTGAATTGCGCGCTAATTATTAATTAGCTATATAATTATAAATGTGACATATGTCACATTTATTTTTGCTTAAAACTACAATATTTTGTAGTTGCACGCATTCTTTGTCTGTGGTTTTCATTGGTGGTAATGAAAATGTTGTTTGCTTTTTCTCAGGTGTTTTGACTTATGACTTAAAGTCATAAAATATGCGACGCTAATACAACTACAGAAAAATGGTATATATGGATATCGACGATATTTGTTGATTTTTATTTTAAATTGCGTGGCGGTTCAGAGCGGATATATATATCACCATACCATCATCTGTTTTTCTGAAGTTCAGATTAGTTTTAACACACTGTTTTCCATCTTCGTTGATTACAACAGTCTTTTTAATGTATTTACGAATGGCATCATTCGACGTTCTAACGGATTTAGTCGATGGTGGGGTAATTAATAAAACATTTGCTGTAATCAAAAACGGTAATGTCTTCAATTGATAGAAGTTTCTGGTAATCTACTGGTATTTAAGGTTTTCCATGGCTACCGTTACTGTTCATTGTCCGCGCTGTAATTCCGATAAAGTTTATCGACATGGTCGTAGTTGTTCCCAGCATGAGCGTTTCCGTTGTCGTTCATGTAAACGTGTTTTCCAGCTCACTTACTCTTATGAAGCCAGAAAACCCGGCTTTAAGGAGCTGATCGTTGAAATGGCGCATAATGGCACAGGGGCCGTGATATCGCCAGAACACTGAAAATCAGCATCAATACCGTCATACGGACATTAAAAAGCTCTCGCCCCAGCGGATAACATCTGCGTCAGTCAGCTCACGCTGATGTTGCCCTTATCTGTGAACTTGATGAGCTGTGGAGCTTCGTTGGCAACAAGGCGCAACAACACTGGCTCTGGTATGCGTAGAACACTAAAACTGGCGGTGTGTTGGCTTACACTTTCGGGCCACGGAATGATGAGGCCTGTCGGGAATTGTTAGCCCTGTTGACTCCGTTCTGTATCGGCATGGTGGCCGCGATGACTGGGGCAGCTACGCCAGAGAAGTGCCGAAGGAGAAATACCTGACCGGCAAAATCTTCACGCAACGTATTGAACGTAACAACCTGACCCTCCGCACCCGCATCAAGCGGCTGGTAAGTAAAACAATCTGCTTCTCGCGTTCCGTTGCAATCCACGAAAAAGTCATCGGTTCCTTCATTGAAAAGCACATGTTCTACTGATTGGAAGCACTACCCAACGTTCAACTTATCATCATAAGTATAAAAATCACAAAATGGGAGGTAAGAGTCTTTACCTGGATTGTCTCGAAATGCAAAGTGTGCTTGCTTTACAACTAAATCTGGGGGTATCTAATGATTGCGTAATAGTTTTTTTATATACATATCAATGTCTTGCTTTTTACAATCTGTTTATATTATCCATTTTAAATCAATAAGTTACACATCATTAATACCTTCCTTATTTTTTGATTGGGACAGATTTGGGACCGATGGGTTCAGGATCGAATCTATTTACCGTGCGTGTTCGGTAAGGTGATTAGGTGCGAGGTGAGCATATCGACGAACCATTTCGAGAGTTTCCCATCCGCTCATTTTTAAGTGCAAGCAGGGAAACACCGGACTAAACCTATCAGCTGTTCGAAAATGGCAAGCGGATTAATATGCCATGGCGGCTTTGAGCCGCACGCATGGGGTGTGGCAAACCTGATGGATGTTGCTGTGCTGGTGGTGGCGTATTTGCTGGTCTGGTTGTTGGTTAATCGCGAAAATCATTATGCCAGAGGAATACCACAGGACGTTCAGGTTTTGCATAAAAAAGCCCACCATTAAGGTGGGCAAAAGGAATGATTTATATTCTCTGAGAGAAACATTACATTTCTCCTTGTCACTTCTAACATAAAAATATGGAGAAATAATGGAGCTTATATTAATTGGCGATTAGGTAACCATGTGGTTATACAAAACAATACAGTTCTTTACATTTGCCTTGTTTTATGAATACTCCTAAAGAGGTGTATAACATAATGGTACAAGCAGGGTAGATATGAATATATTTGAACAAACTCCACCGAACCGCAGACGTTATGGTCTTGCTGCATTCATTGGGCTGATTGCTGGCGTTGTTTCCGCATTTGTTAAGTGGGGGGCAGAAGTTCCATTGCCACCACGTAGTCCGGTTGATATGTTTAATGCAGCGTGTGGTCCGGAATCATTAATCAGGGCTGCAGGCCAAATTGATTGCTCCCGTAACTTTCTCAATCCTCCGTACATTTTTCTTCGGGATTGGTTGGGACTGACAGATCCAAATTCGGCTGTTTATACCTTCGCCGGGCATGTCTTTAACTGGGTTGGTGTAACGCACATAATCTTTTCGATAGTTTTTGCCGTTGGTTACTGTGTGGTCGCCGAAGTATTTCCGAAAATTAAACTTTGGCAGGGCTTACTGGCAGGTGCTTTAGCGCAACTTTTTGTTCATATGATTTCATTCCCTCTCATGGGACTTACGCCACCTCTCTTTGATCTTCCGTGGTATGAGAATGTCTCTGAAATTTTTGGACATTTAGTCTGGTTCTGGTCTATTGAAATTATTCGCAGAGATTTACGAAACAGAATTACCCATGAGCCAGATCCTGAGATCCCTTTAGGCTCAAATAGATAATGCTTTGAATGATAAAAATGGCGCAAATATAGCGCCATTTTTATAGGTTAAAAACGTTGCTTTTCATATTCTGATGCGGACAGTCAGTGATCATATCGCGCTACTTCAGGATGATGTAGATCCGGAGAACGCTACAGAAGAAGAGGCATTGTTGCTGGAAAATGGAAGAAGTTTCAGGTTTTGTTGTCCCTGAAAAACGAAGCCCCGCTATTACAGCTGGCGGGGCAATGCAATTAATTATTGTATATTTATAACGGTGTTAGCCCGTATTTAGCTCTTGCACGATTGCAAGCCTCATTGACTTCTCCGTTCTCACCAGACATGGCGAATTCTCTGCATGTGGACGATCGATTTTTATA